GATACTTCGTTTACTTCTTCATTTACACTTGGATCGTTTTCCATATAGTGAGCAACACTATTCATATAATCTTCAGCAGAAGTTATTTTAGATTGTACCCAAGCTTCTATATCATAATCATTACCTTTTGATTGTAGAATGGTCTGCATTTTTTCAGCGTATTGTGAAATCGTTTTTAATTGACCAATTGCCATAGAAACCTCATGGTCTCCATCTTCTTTTAATTTGTCAAAGTTCTTTTTAAAATAATCGTATGCTAATGTTTTATCTCTAGTTGAATAAGCAACTTTACCATCTTTGTCTAATACATTGTATTGACCACTCATTGACATTGAAACATATGGTTTAATTGTTGCCTCTTGTACTTCTCTAATAGCATCTGACATTGATTTTCTGTATGTCATTATAGTGTACTCCAAACATTATCCCAATTAATTACTTTTCTTTTTAATTGGTTTTTTAAAGTTAATTCTAATCTTTGTCTAATTGTTATTGCGTCATTACCTATTACACTAGCAAAATCTTTGTGTATTTTTTCTAGTGATGAATAAGCATCAGCTAATTTCTTGTCGCCTAATATTTTATCAGCGATATATCTTCTAGCTTCAAAATGATCGTTTCTATGTGTTTTAGCTCTTAAATATTGAAGGTGAGTCTCACTCGCCTTGGCTTCTATTAATCCATAGTCGCCTTTCTTAAACTGTTTAAATGATTTACTCATCTTCTTCCTCTCCAAATTGATCTTCGTTAGGCGTATTTTCTGACAAATCTTTCATAAATTTTTCCATTTCTAAATCTTGTCCATCATTCTTTTTACCACTTCGTCTAGTTTTTCTCGCCATAATTCTTTGTATCTTTCCTTATATTTATCTAATGTAGCATCCGACATTGCCCATTCTTTTACATCTTTTTCTTTTACTGGATTACTCTCGCTATCTATCTTAAATTTACTGAAATTTTGTACAACTCTCTTATTATTAGTCTTTGAATCACTAGGTTTGTAACTATCACCTTGATGTTTAGGGTCATAACTAGGTTCACCTGGAGTAGTTTTTGATGCATGAGCTGCGTAATCGTGTCCTATATCGTAAGATTCTAATACGAAACCTTCTACTTTTTGTGCGTCTTCGATACTCATACTCTCTGGAACACAGTTTGGTACTTGTCTATTACCTTTTTTCTTCATACCCACTTGTTTATAACCTACCCAACAAGCGTCTTTTAATTCTTTCTTTGTTTCGCCATACATTTGTCTAAACTTTTTAGTATGTTTAGATGTTTTTGTCTTAGCATCTGCGTCACCTGGCGCTGGTTTATTACTATCGTTGTTTTTGAAGTAATCTGCTCTTTTATCTTTTGTATCTTTTGATAAACCAGAGTAGTATTTTTTAGGTTGTGTTCCGTCTTTCTTTTTGACATCTTTATCCTGTGGTGTTTTATCTTCTTCTATTGTATCTACGGCCGTAAAGCCATAATCAACATCTGTATTGTATTCTCTCACTTCTATTCCTCTATCCGATGCTATGGGTAAACAATCCCATATCCATGCTTTGTGTAAATTGTTATTGTTATCTTCTATGACAATATAATTAGTACCTCGTCTTTTTACTGTACCTTGTATATCTTCTTTGATATAATCTACTTTGTCATTTATGTTATAGATCATATCTCTAACATATAAATCTCTTACTTGTTCTTGTTCAAATCCTTCCATACTAGCGACAGGTCTGTAAGTCCCTAAACCAGGTCCACCCATCATTGAATAACTAGCGGCAAGTTTCATACCTCGTCTTACTTGTTTCATAAGACCATCAGCATCTCTAAATGTATTTGGTAATCCTTTTTTAAATGAAGTTATGTCACCTTTTTCAGCAGCAGCTCTCATCTTACTAGCACTCATACCAGTTGCGCCTTCAGCATCTGGATCACGCTCACCAGCAGATACTACTTTTATATTATCAAACTTATAATAACCATGCCTTGACTTGACATCATTATATCTTTTTAGTAAAGTATCAAACTCTCTAATTCTATCACTACCAGCGACCATTACAATATTATTAAACTTACCATTTAATCTAACTAATATATCTAATACATTGTTTGATGGATTGATCTCTATGTTTCTAGCATGTTGTGGAAAAATCTTTTTCATAAAAGATAATTTTTCTCTAGGTGATAGTGGATTCTTTTTAGGGTCTTCACTTCTACTTAAATAAATTTTGTAATTATTACTTTGTGATTTAACTTTGTCCATTAGTTTTAAATGACCAATAGTTGGTGGATTAAATCTACCAAAAGCAAATGCGATAGTATTAACTGCTTCAGTTTTTAAACTATCAATCTCATCATCTGTTACTTTACCATCTTCTAAAATTTCTTTACACTTCCTATAGAATTTTAGATAGTGATATTTTTCTAGGTACTTGTAGATAATATTTTTAGGTAGTTTATGTTTCTTACCAAACTGTCTAATCTCCTCTGGTGTCATATCGTCATTGAAAGCACTTTGTCTTTGTTTGACTACATCATCACCAATGTCAACTAATACCTCTATACTGTCTTCTATTTCTTCTAGTTTACTATTAATCTTGTCTTGTAAGTTCAATACATCATCTGTACTTAAACCTTTTAGTTCTTCGTAATCAATTAAATCTCTAGCTAGTTCGCCTTTGACTACATCTATCTCTTTTACTTTTTTCTGAAAGTCAGCTTCGTATTTTTCAGGATCAAAAGTATCTTCAGTAGGTCTTCTTACAAATTCGTTTTCATCTATATCATAAACACCATCAGCCATTGCGTCATTCTTTTTCTTTAATTCAGGATCGGTAATAATAAAATAGTTAATTGGGTGTTTTGTGCCTGGAACAAGTTTGCCATTTATACTTCTTAAACTAGACGCTAATTCTTTTCTAGCTTCTTCTCTATCTTCTTCGGGTACATCAAACAAGATATTCATATCTAAATCTGCATCATCTCTGTATCTTTTTGTAAGTATAGAACCTATCAATGAATATTTTTTTACTGGATACTTCTCTTGGAATTTGTCTATTTGATTTAAGATAATATCTCTAACACTTTGTTTAAGTTTAGGATTATTAGTATCAGCGTCATCAAATACACCAGGCGCATATCTTTGTCTAGGTATATCTATGATACTTTCTTTTATGTAATCTTTAAATCTCATGTTCTTTTTTTAGCTTCTATTTCTTTAGCTATCCATTGTTTAGCTGTTAAATTTTGAGGACTAGCTCTTAATTGACTTCTTATATACCTAGAAGCTGTGTTAAGTGTTATTGTCACTAGTTCTTTTTCACTTCTATTGTTATCAACAATTAACATTCTATTAGGACTAAAAATTCTTTGAAACTGACCAATGTTTCTTTGTACTTGATTCCAACTATTCGTTACAACATATTCTGGTATAGTTCTAGGTCTATTTTTATTTCTTTCTAATGCTACTTCTAAACTTGTATTAACAAAGATCATATAACTATCATAACCTATAGAGTCTAATTGTCTTTTCTGACTATTGATTGTATTTAAATCTCTACCAGTTGCGTCAATAACTAAACCTAATCTTCCTTGTATGTAAGTATCTAATTGAGTAGCAGTAGTCATCTTTGCTTTAGCTCTTACAATGTTTCTAAAGTATTCTTCTTCATCAGGCATCTTTAAAGATAGATTGCCTTTTTTTAAACCTCTTTCAAATGCTGCGTCAGAGTTAACAGTTTTTAATCCTGTACCACCAAAGGCACCAGCTGTTACAAATGACTTACCACTTCCAGGTCCACCAGCTAAAAAGAAAGCTTTGAATATACCTGGGTCGTAAACACCCTCTCGCAATATTTGATTTAGTTTTTTCATTAATTATTTACTTTTGCTCCAGCTCTCCATTGATAACAAGACCAATATCTTGCCATAGTTTTTGGTCCTGGATCAGCGCAATTGTGTCTTGCTCTAAATGACTTTCTTCTAGCTGGATTATCTCTCTTAATAGATAGACCAGTTGTATCACCAAATGATACTTTCTTAATCTTGTCGCCATCTTTTACATACACATAAAACTTTTTAGAACCACCTCTAATAGGGTCGTTTAATTTTACTTTCTTACCTTGATACTCTGCCTCTTGTAAAGGCTCGTTTTCGTGTTCAAATATTACTTCTTCACATTGTATATCATAATCTTCAAATTGTTTAAATGTTTTAGTCATTAATTACTCCATCCTTTTGGCATTGTAAAGTTAGCTCTACTAAATTCCATTCTGTCAACTAACTTAACTGCTCCTGCTATTTTATCTACTGCTACATATCCTTCTGGACTTGTTACTCTATAACCAGTAGAAGTTTTTAAAAAATGTCCTATGCTTTGTATTTCACTCATCTTCTTTATCAAAAAGTCTTTAGCATTTTGTAAAGTAACATGAGAGGCAACAGCCATCACTAAAGCATTTCTATTTCTATCTATAAATTTTAAATTTGTTGCTAATATATCTTTGTACTTTTGTTTTCCTTTATCTGTCTTCTTACTATCAATCTCTGCTTGTAGAATATTAATATAATAATCTCTAAACATATCTACTAAAGTTCTAACTTTGGCCATATGACCAGATGATCCTCTTATGTGATGATTGAAGAAAGTTTTTAATCTAAACCCTACACCTAAACCATCAGCAGATGTCTCGCTCATTATATCTAACAACGGTGCTGCCTTTGAAAGTGAACCTTCTGCCATTCTTAATTTTGCGTTGAATTGTGCTAGTTCGTTTCTTGTAAGTTTCGCAGAACCAGATACATCTTTGTAACCAGCACTCGCTAGAAATACATTAGTTGCTCTACCTCTAACTGTACCAAATCCAGCTGTCATACTATCTAAAGTCTTACCTGTGTATTTTGTGTGAAAAACAATTCCCATTCTTGCTCTACTAATCTGTCTACCAATACTAGAGTTTGCTTGAACAGCATATGTAATTGTATTAGGTGTAAATGAAATCATATCATCACCATCTAAAGTAATTTTTTTTAAATCTGATTGTGCGAATAGAAAGTCACCTTGTAATACGCCTTTGATACCTAGACGTGATAATTCTTTTAATGCGATTGATAGTTTAGACGCTAATTCGCCAGAGTGATTTTTTCTTATATCTGCGTTAGTGTAATTTACTTTAGGATTTTTATTGAATACTGATTTTGTTCCGACAAAGAATTTGTCATTTTCTGGATTAATACCACAGATGATAGCTGGAGCGCCATCCCATTTAACTGT